CTTGGGGCGTGTATGGGTCGCTGTCGTCCTCGGCGTCCTTGGTTGGTGACTGGTGGCTTTCCTGCTCCATCAGGTCGAGGCTTGCGCCAGCCCACTCGGCAATATGTCCATAGAAGGCGGCACGTTTGGCGTGCTTCACGTACGTCGGCGTGTCCTTGCCATTGGCTTTGTAGTGCGCGCGGTCGGCCATCTCCTCGAACGCGCCACCGAGGTCGTACAACATGTCGCGTATGTCGTCACTACTGGCGGAACTGCGGGACGGTGTTTCGCGACACTCCACGACCACATCCATCGCTTTTATGCACGACTTGTAGTCGGGCGCGTTGAACTCGATGTGAATGTCCAGTTCGCTACTGATAGCGCCAATGGTGTCGTACTTGCGCGGGGTGAGCGTGGGGGGTGTGATGGTGTTTGTGCGGGTGTTCATTTGATTCTCCTGAGTGAATGAGTGGGTTAGGTGAAGAAGATGACGCCAATGGCGAAGCCAAAGACGAAACTGAACGCGAAGTAGTGGGTCATTCCAGAACCTCCAGAGGCTCCACGAACGCGTACGGGCGGTCGTACTCGTCACCCTTGCGGTAGTAGTCGAACCAACTGGGTGCTTCGGCGTTCAGGCTATCTGCAGCCTTTTGCGCGGCGTCGGCATTGGCGTACAGGCGACCGGAGTGTTCCGGGTACACGTTATCGTCCGGGTCGCGGTACGCCACCATCAACGAGTAGACTTTCATAGAGGAGGGCATTAGAAGGGTGCTCCATACTTGTTGAAGTAGTACGCCATTTCCAGCAGCTTGGCCTGCTCCTGCGCGTCGTACTTGCGCGTGGGGCGAACTGGCTTGATGAACACGCGGGTCTTGGCATGGAGTTCCTGCACACGGGCCTCCCACTGGTCCACGACTTCCGGGTTGCTGGTACGGGCCGGGGAGAACTTGGGCGCGGGGGTGAGGGTGTTGCGGTTGGCGGCACGGTGACTGGTGGCTTTCAGGTTGGCGAGGTAGTCGTCGATGCCGGACTGGATCATGGCGATACTGCTGACGTGCTTCACATTGCGCAGGTGACGGGCATTGTTGATGTGGGTCGTGCGGGTCATGGTAGTACTCCTTGAGTGAGTTGGTTCAATGCTGATTTCGGCATTATTGCCATCGTCAGGCGCAGTAAAGGACTGCGCTATCAGCGACCCGCCGTTACGGCATGGTGGGTCTGGTTTGTTGTCGTTGTTGCGGGTCAATCGTCGGTGGGCGGGGTTCCTTTCATGTGGGCCAGCATGACCTTCATGCCGGCAGTGAGTTTCTCGACCTTTGCTTCGAGGGCGGTGAACTGTTCCTCGATTGCGAGCATGCGGGTAGCCATTTCGTCAAGCTCGGTCAGCGCGCGGGCACCAGAGGTAAGGTTGCGGCGCTGCAAGAAGGCATTGATGGACAGCTCGCTTATATACCAGCGCCCGTCAGCGCCTTTTTCGCCAGCGAGCTGTCCGCTATTGACGTAGCTGAGCACACACGGCTGAGTCCGGCCCAACAGATCGCAGGTTTCGGCAGTTGTCTTGTAGCCGGGGGAGGATGCAGGTTTAGCCATATAAATTTTCCTATAAGGGATAAATGTACACTTTTTTCGGATGAATGTACGAAACCGTTTATACCCTACATTTTACGAGGTCGTTGTGCTGCAATGGGTTGATGGGGGTATTCTGTACTGTGGTGACTTTGCTAAACATATTATCAGATCGTTGTGCTGCAAGGGTTTCAGGGCGTAGTCTGCTGGAATCGACTTATTCCTGAAAATAAGAATACTCTCTCTCATGTGCACTCGCGCCGGTCGCCAAGTTTTCAGGTGTACACACGTATTTTCATATATTTTCCTTGTACATAAAAGTAATATATATAGAAGAACAATGCCGGAAGCCGCACCACACCGTCGTGTCGTTTGCTGGCGTTATAAGCGATTTGGCGAACGGAAAAGTACATAATGTACATGTTATAGCGCTTATAGCTCACCGAAACGTACATAAATAACTTATAGCACTGTATAAAATACTGTATAAACAGTTATAGCTTGTGCCGCCCGTGTCGTCCATTGGCGTGATGACTGGTGTTTTCCCTTGCATATAAACATGGTGTTATACCTCTTATATACCACTAAGGTCATATATAAATAGTTTATACCAAACTCGCCCACCGTAACGGTGGGCCTATAAATAAGGCTTAGTATAAGTTATTTATACCCTATAGATGGGGTAAATCTTGGCTTATAGCCAAAACAGAACGGCAAAAAACCCCACCCTTGCGGGTGGGGTATAAGGCCCGTTTATACTAGGCGGCCTTGCGCTTGGCAACAGCCTTGACCGGCGCGATCTTGGCGACAACCTTGCCCTTGGCGACTGGCGCGGGCTTCTCGCCTTGCTCCGGCTGGATGCGAATGACCGCGACCTCGTTGCGGAAACCTTCGACGACCTTCAGCAGATTGAGCGTGAGCACGCCGGTCTTGTCCTCGGCAATTGCCGCGAGCACCGCCTTGCGCGCTGCGTCCTGCTCGACGCCGGCCTTTTCCAGACGGTCTGCCGCTTGCTTGTAGTGCGAGGCTTTGGCTTGCGCTTGTGCGGCCTTGCGCTTGGCGCTAACCATGAGTGGCGAACCTTCGGTGGCAAACGCCGCCTTGACCGCACGATCCCACCGGCGGGTAAAAGCCGTTTCCTCTTTCGCACCATCCAGCAACTCCGCCTTGATCGTAGCGAGAAACAGATCGGTCGCGGAGGCAGTCTTGATGCCTTCAGCCATTGCCGCTTCGACGAGCGTTTCTGCCACGAGTTCGTAGGCCGCCGTGACCTTGCGTACCGCCGTTGCCTTGGCTTGCTCGATTGTGTCAATCCGGTTCCACGCGGCGATGATGTTAGAGTGATTGAGCTTTGCGTTCATGGTAATCTCCAGTAAGTGACCCACCGTAACGGTGGGCAAGGTCTAGGCCGCTTGGCTATCCAAGTGACCCCCTCAATAGTAGATGAGCATTCGGCAAGGAATCTCGCTAGGTTCGGCGTGACCCACCGTAACGGTGGGCGCAGGATGTGGGGAGGGCTAGGGTAGCGGGGCTACCACCCCCTATGCTGACAACAGGGGGGGAGGGTCAGGTGGGGGGGTTAAGTACCCCGCGCACCTCAAGGTCAATTTTTGACTATAAGCCGCATTTATACCCTATACTCCACCCCGCAACGAAGTATCATGGCCGGCGTAAATCCCGGCGGGGCGCTCCCCCACACTTGACTCCCCCCGACAACGGAGGTAAAAAGCGGGAATGAGCGCCCCAATCCCCACCCCCGCCGAGGCGGAAGCTGCCTTACGCGACGCGAAACTGAAGGCCGCATGCGGTCTGGAGTACGCAGTCAACCTGATGAACGACACTTTGACCGACCCGACCACCCCCTTGCGTGTCGTCGGCGAGATTTACGACCGGTTTTCCAAGCTGGTGGGGGTCGAAAAGCAGCAGGAGCAGCGCGGTGCCGGGTTCAAGCTGGTGATCAACCTGAATTCCGCTACGCAAACGCTGCAGCACACCGAAATCGAGGTGTTTGAAGTCGAAATGGACGCTGAAACCACTGAAAGCCCCCCGAGCTACCTCGAAAACCGCTCCGGAACCGTAGAAATGCTGGCGTCCCTGTGAGCAGCCTCGAATATACCCCGTCGCCGTCGGTCGAACCGTTCCTGACCAGCGACAAATTCCAGAACTTCATCGTTGGTCCGGTGGGGTCAACAAAAACTACTGCTGCGATCATAAAAATTGCTTATGAGGCCAGCCGGATGGCCCCGTGCCGTGACGGGATACGCCGCTCGCGCTGCGTGGTGGTGCGAAACACCCGCCAGATGTTGTGGGACACGACTATTCCAGACTTCCTGAAGTGGTTCCCCAACGGCGACGCCGGCATACTATATAAGACAGACTCGAAATTCCTGCTGAAGCTTGATGGGGTGGAGTGCGAAGTGCTGTTCCGCGGCCTTGATGATGCGGACGACGTCCGGCGGCTGCTCTCCCTCCAGTTGTCGTTCGGCGTACTGGATGAGTTCCGGGAAATCAACCCCGACGTGTTCAACCAGTTGACCAGCCGTCTCGGGCGATACCCCGACGGGATGATGGTGCCGCACCGTCCGGAGTGGGGGATCGACGACAAGGGGAACCCGATCCAAGGGTGCGTCGACGACAACGGGCAACAGATGAAGAAGGTGTGGGGCGCGACGAACCCGCCGGACCGGGACACGTTCTGGGAGCAGCACCTGTCGAACCCGGAGGACAACTGCCACGTTACGATCCAGCCAAGCGGGATGTCGCCCGAAGCCGACTGGGTGCAGCACCTGCCGAGCGGGTACTACGAAGACATCGTCGTTGGGAAGACGGAAGAATGGATCGACGTCTACGTACACGGGAAGTGGGGAAAGTCGCTGTCCGGCATGCCGGTGTTCCGGTGTTTCGACAGGGATACGCATGTGGCGACGACGCCGTTGATCGTTCAGTCGAGTCCGTTGATTATTGGTGTCGACGCGGGGCTTAACCCGACGGCAGTGATCACGCAGCCGACGTACAACGGACGGGTGCTCGTTCACAAGGCGATCACCGGGACGGACAATGGGATGGGGGCGCTACGGTTCATCAGGGAACGGCTGAAGCCGGCGCTGGCCGCGGAGTTCTCGGGCAAGCAGGTGATGATCGTGATCGACCCCGCGGCGTTCCAGCGGGCGCAGACGGATGAACGGACGGTCGCGGATATATACAAGGCCGAAGGGTTCGCGGTGAAACCGGCGCGGACGAACGCACTGGCGGCACGGTTGGCGGTGGTCGAGAGTTACATGACGCGGACGGTCGACGGGCAGTCGGCGATGCTGATAAACGCCAGCGAAACGGAGCTGATCAAGGCGCTGGCCGGGAAGTACCGGTACAAGATCAACACCAAGGGCGTGCAGGATGATGTGCCGGAGAAATCGCACCCGTGGAGTGATTACGCGGACGGGCTGCAGTACGCCTGCCTCCAGCACGACGGCGGGGCAGCGTTCGGGGCGGCGATGACGGCGGTGCGCCGGGAAATAAAGCCCGCACCAGTGGCGTGGGCGCGGTGTTGAGTTGTGATACAGTAGCGCGAAATTACCTGTAGGGGCGCATATGGCCGGACTGAACATCAACGGGATACTCCCGACCCGCAGTTTGCGGGATATTCTGGATGAAGAGAAGCGCGCGGCGGAGCTGCGACAGCAGCAGCCCGGCATCCAGTCCCTCGCCAGCCACGTCAAAAAAGTGTGGGAAGCCGCGCGGACCGCCAAGCAGCAGACCATCGAGCAGCGGCTGCTGACGAACTTGCGCCAACGCCGTGGCGTCTACGAACCCGACCTGTTGGCGGAGATCAAGAAGACCGGCGGCTCGGAAATCTACATGATGATCACGAGTAACAAGTGCCGTGCGGCGTCTGCCTGGTTGCGGGACACGCTGACCGGAGCACGCGACGAGAAGCCGTGGATGATCGACCCCACACCGCTGCCCGACCTCCCGCCAAACTTGCACCGAGCGGTGTACGACGCAGCGAACCAGAAGGCGATGCAGGTCGAAGCGATGATCGGTGCGCCGCTCACTGAGCAGATGGCCCGCGAACTGATTGAACAGGTCAAGTCGACCATGATGGTCGAGATCAAGGAGATGGCGAAGGAAGCGGCCGGCCGGATGGAGATGAAGATGGAGGACCAGCTCGAAGAAGGCGCGTTCTCCCGAGCCTTCGCCGAGTTTATCGACGACATCGTGACATTCCCCGCGGCCTGTATCAAGGGGCCGACGCTCCGGCGCAAGCCGCGGATGGTGTGGAAAGAGACAACAGTTGGCGAGTTTGAGCCGGTGGTGGTCGAGGAAATCGTCCCGACGTGGGGCCGGGTTGATCCGTTCAACCTGTACCCCGCACCAAACAGCACCCACCCGGACGACGGCGACCTGATCGAGCGCCACCGCATGACCCGTACCACCCTGTCCGAACTGATCGGCGTCGAGGGGTACGACGACGGGGCGATCAAGGCGGTGCTCGACGAATACGGTCGTGGCGGACTGCGCGACTGGCTGGCGGTCGACTCGTCCAAGGCGCAGGCCGAAGGTAAGTCCGTCTCCGCGGTGCTGAACAACCCGGAAGCCGAGATTGACGCGATCCAGTACTGGGGCGCGGTGCAGGGCAAGATGTTGATCGAGTGGGGTATGGCCGAAGACCGCGGCGAGCCGATCGAGCCCACCAAGGAGTATCACTGCGAGGTGTGGCTGATCGGGCGGTGGGTCATCAAGGCGATCCTGAACTACGACCCGTTCCACCGCAAGCCGTACTTCAAGGCGTGTTTCGAGGAAATCCCCGGTGCTTGGTGGGGTAACGCACCCCCGGACCTCATGCGCGACTGCGCGAACATGTGCAACTACGCCGCGCGAGCGATGGCGAACAACATGGGCATCGCTTCCGGCCCGCAGGTCGGAGTCAACATTGACCGCCTGCCGCCGGGGGAAGACCTGACGCAGATGTTCCCGTGGAAAATCTGGCAGTTCACCAACGACCCGATGGGCAGCGCCGCGAAGCCGATGGAGTTTTTCCAGCCGCAGAGCATGTCCGGCGAGCTGATGGCGATCTTCGACAAGTTCTCGATGCGTGCCGATGAGGATACTGGCATTCCGCGGTACATCACGGGCGACAACGCGGGTATCGGCGGCGCGGGGCGTACCGCCTCCGGCATGTCGATGCTGATGAGCAACGCGGGCAAGACGATCAAGCAGGTAATCTTCAACATCGACACCTACGTCACCAAGCCGCTGATCGAGCGCCTGTACTTCTACAATATGCAGTACGCCGACGACCCGGACCTCAAGGGCGACGTCAACATCGTCGCCCGCGGAGCCAACAGCCTCGTGGTCAAAGACGCTGCGCAGGTTCGCCGGAACGAGTTCCTGCAGGTGGTGCTCAACAGCCCGGTTGTCCAGCAGATTGTCGGGATGGAAGGGATCGCGGCGCTGCTCCACGAACAGGCGAAAACGCTCGACATGGACGCCGATGCGATCGTACCCTCCGTCGAGGCGCTCCAGCTCAAGCAGTTGGAGGTGCAGATGCAGCAAGGCGTCGCCCCGCCGCCGGTTGAAGGCGGTCCGCCCGGTGCCGGCGGGCGTCAGCGCACGCAGGAAGACCCGCAGCAGAACAAGCAGCAGCTCATGACCGGTGAGCCGGTCACGGACAACATGGGAGCACCGGCATGAAACAAGCCGCAGAAATCGTATCCGTCCTGTTCCTGTCCCGTGAGCAGACCCACCGCGCCCACCTCCTGACCAAGAGCTACGAGCAGCACATGGCGCTCGGCAGTTTCTACGAGGCGGTGATCGAGCTGGCGGACAGCTTCGCCGAGCTGTACCAAGGCACCTACGGACGCATGAGCGACATCCCGTACGGTACGCCGACACCCGGCGCGATTGACGTCGTGCTCGAAAAGCACCTCGACAAAATCGAAGACCTCCGCATCGCGTTCGGCAAGAAGCTTTGCGACCGCCCGCTGGAGAACACCCTCGACGAAATTTGTGGCCTGTACGCGACAACGCTGTACAAGCTGCGACTCCTTACTTGACCCCCACCAACAACCACCCTATATTTACGCCAACTACGCAGGAGGCATCATGACTACATCCGCCGTGCTTTTACCTAACGCCACCGCTACTGGGGCCAGTACCTCAGTTAACAGTTTCCCTGCCACCGGGGCGACGTTTCAGGCATCCGGCACCACCTCTGCCGGGGCGGGTGCGGCGACGATCAAGATTCAGGTCAGCAACGACAACAGCAACTGGCTCGACCTCGGCACCATCACCCTGACCCTGGGCACCGCAGCGACCTCCGATGGCTTCGCCTCCTACGCCGCATGGGCCTACGTGCGAGCCAACGTCACCGCCATCAGCGGCACCAATGCCAGCGTAACCGTCACCCTGGCCGGCTGACATGACCACCGCCGTCAACGCCACGCTGGCCGGCAGCCGCCCGTTCTTCACGCTGACCCCGCTCGGCGCGCTGGTCGGCAACCTCGGCGCCGGTGCGAAAAACCTGTTTTCAGGATTCGATCCAGATGCAGTAATCACGGCTCTATTTGCTAGTGGCGAGCAGGGCGTCTTCTTCGACCCGTCCGACCTGAGCACGATGTTCCAAGAAAGCACAGGCATTACGCCGGTCACTGCGGATGGTCAGCCTGTTGGGTTGATTCTGGACAAGAGCAAGGGGCTGGTGCTTGGGCCGGAGTTGGTGACGAATGGTGACTTCAGCAACGGTAGTACGGGGTGGACGCTGGGCACCGGCTGGACTGTATCGGGTGGGGCTGCAATATCCGCAGGAGGCAATCAGTTCCAATCAGTAATGCAGAACATCATCACGGTTACTGGAACTATCTACAAGATAACCTTAGATGTGACTTATACATCTGGGTCACTCCTTATAAGACTTGGTGGGGGTACAAACTTAGCGGAAATTGGTAGTAGTGGAAGCAAGACGTACTACCTTAGAGCAGAAGGTACTGGCATAACGTTTTTATGCAATGCCACTGGGTACGAATTTGTCGGCTCAATCGACAACATCTCCGTCAAAGAACTCCCCGGCAACCACGGTGTACAGTCGAATGCAGCACTGAAACCTGCACTTAGGTATTCACCGTACCGCATTGATTACGATGCTGTTGATGACACGATTGTTTCTACGTTTGCGTCTAGCCTTGGGACTAATTGCACAGTTTGTCGCGCAGTTGCAGGTGTTGGAGCAAACATCCTGACGGCGCAAACAATAGGAACCTCATACTCCGACAGCACAGACCACTGCGGCCTTATAGTCATTGATCGGGCTTTGACCGCTGGCGAAACATCAGACGTTACGGCCTATCTGAACGCAAAGGCTGGCGTATGACTGGCCTCTTAAATCGTGCAGGCGCAGTGTTGGAGCGTACTAAATGACCTCGAATTTCTCAGCATCGATACCCGCCGCCAACATGCAAGCGGCAAACGATCTGCTCAACAACACTTCGCAGACGCCGGGAGTCAAGTCCTATGGCCCATCGAATTTTTCTGTAGCAGCCTACGCTGGCCCGACCGCGACCGTTGCCCTGCTGCACAGTTGGGGAGATCCGGAATTCGAGGCTGCGGTGGCATCAATTCCGAATGTCACGATCACGCAAGGGACTGACCCAGTAGCGATGACCACGGATGCTGCTGAAGCGGCTGGTGCGACGTGGGGAACAGATGCAGCGCCGCTGACGGGAAATGTGAGTATCGGCCTGTATCAAGATGACGAGGGTACTTTGTGGTGGGTCAAGCAACCATACAACACGGCCATTTACCAGAACCCGTCAGAGTTGCCCGCGCAGATCGAACCGGCGAGGGTTCCTGGAGTTGCCGTTACGTGGTATCAGCCTTCTGCAGAATATCCATTCAAGCTGGTTAATTCATTTACTGGCCAACCGGATACCTGCACGCACAACGGCTTTACGTGGAAGGTCACGCAGGCCGATGGGGCAGGTAACAACGTGTGGGAACCAGGGGTATTTGGCTGGACTAAAGTATGATGACCGCCCTGCTGATCCTCTTCATCGCGCTCCAGTCCGCCGACGCAGCAACCACGATCTACGGACTCCGCAACGGGGCGCGCGAAATGAATGCCGTCGCCCGCTGGCTATTCGACAAGCTCGGCCTGGCTGGCGGCATTTTCCTGACGAAAGTGCCGATTACGGCGGTCGTCGCCTATATCGTGCTGAACGAGTTGGTCGGCCTGACCTTCATGCTGCTGCTTATCGTCCCATTCGTCGCGCTGCTGGCGAACAACCTGTACTGGATAAATAAGACCAGAACTTGACTTCCCCGATGTATAACTGTAGCTTATTTCGCAATCAGGAGAATTTATGGCTTTCAAACCGTTTGAACGTAGTAAGGCTGACAAGGAACCCAAGGGTATGAAGGAGGGTTCCAAGCGCGAAGAGAAGCTCGACGCCAAGCAGATGAAGGGCATTTCCCCCAAAGGCAAGGGCGTCGCGCCGAAGGGCAACCCGTTTGCCAAGGCCGCGCCGTTCGCTAAAGGTGGCGTCGTCAAGAAGGGAAGCCGTGGCTGCTGACCGACACCTCGTCGCTTGCCAGTTGAAACTGAACGGGCTGGAGGAATTCAGTCCGTACAAGAAACATTTGACCGAGTTGCGCGACAAATACCGTGCAGCCAACGATGCAATGGCTTCTGACTCCGTGTTCCGCCAGTACCAAGGCCGGATTCAGCAGCTAAATGATTTGCTGGAAGAACTGGAGCAGTCCGCTGCTCTGGCTTCCAAAATTGGTGGGGCGTAAGCCCTTAATGAGTAGTAGCCCGTAACGTGATGCAAACCCTAGAGATAGCTTGCTAAACGTCGTTCGGCACGAAAAGGAGACTTTTGTGAGTGCATTGCCCAAACAGATTCAAGCCCAACTAGACCAAGCAGAAGCACTGCAGGCCGAGATGGACGCCGCCGCCACTCCCCAAGACGGGAACCCGGAAGCCGCGCCCGAAGCCCAGCAGCCGAACTTGCAGTTGGTAGAACCCGTGGTGCAAGAACCTCAAGTAGCGCAGCCCGAGTACTCGGTGCTGGAGCAACGCTTCCGCGTGATGGAAGGTAAGTATAAGGCAGAGGTGCCAAGGCTTATCGAACAGAACCGGACGCTTTCCGAGCAGTTGGACCGTGCCCTTGCGGCGCTGGAAACCAAGGCGAAAGAAGCCCAGCCTGATGCGAAGCTCGTTACAGATGCCGACATTGAGGCATATGGTGACGATTTGGTGGACATGGTGCGCCGAGCCGCGCGGGAAGAGTTCAAGGCTCTGTCCGAAGCGTTCTCAGCCAAACTTGACCAGCGATTTGGCGACGTTGCGGCGAAAGCCGACCGCGCCGAGAAGCAGGCGGTCAAGTCAGAAACGGACAAGTTCTGGGAAACGGTCTACGCCGCTCACCCGGACTTCGAGACCGTCAACGTTGACGCGCGATGGGACGCGTTCCTGAACAGCAATGTTCCGGGAACCCGCTTTACCCGCCGCGCCGTTGCCGACGACGCGCTGAACCGTTTCGATGCTGGTGTGGTCGTGGAGCAGCTCACTGCCTTCAAGGACTCCATCGGTGTTGGCAAATCCGCACCTGCAGCCAGAGCGAAGCCGAACCTCAATAGTCAAGTTGCCCCGAGCAGCACCAGATCGTCCGCTCCCCAAGCCGAAGGTTCCCAGCGTGTCTGGACCGGCAAGGAGTACGCTGATGCCCTCGACCACCGTAACGGACAACGCATGGCTCGCGAAGACTACGAGGCACTGATTGCGGAAGCTGAGACGGCGCTGGCCGAAGGTCGCGTGCGATTCTGATGATGTCAGGGGCCATGAACAACGTGAAACTTTAGGAGAAATAGCTCATGGCTACCATTACCGCTGGTGCAGTCTACCCCGTTAGCGCACCCTTCAATACCTCGCCGGCCTACTCCGGTACCTTCATCCCGACCATCTGGTCGAGCAAGCTCAACGCCAAGTTCTACACGGCGTCGACGTTTGCTGCCATTTCCAACACCAACTGGGAAGGCGACATCAGCAACATCGGTGACAAGGTTGTGATCCAGAACATTCCGGACATCGCGATCTCGAACTACACCGTTGGCGCTGGCCTGACTTATCAGGCTCCGACGCCGAACACCATCGAGCTGACCATCGACAAGGGCAAGAGCTTCGCGTTCCAGCTCAACGACCTGTTGGCGATGCAGTCCCAGCCGAAGCTGCTCGACATGTTCTCGAACGACGCCGGTATGCAGATGAAGGTCGCTGTCGACTCGAACTGCTTCTACGACACGTTCCTGAACGGCGCGGCCGCCAACAAGGGTGCTACCGCAGGCAAGAACTCCGCCGCGTACAATCTCGGCACCGAAGGCTCTCCGGTCCAGATCACCAGCGGCTCCTCGCTGGCGCTCCTGACCAAGATGTCCGGCGTGCTGGATGAGCAGAACATGCCCGAGTCGGATCGCTTCCTCGTGATCGACCCGCAGACCCGTCAAGACCTGATGTCCTCGAACCTCGCGCAAGCGCAGTTCATGGGCGACAGCAAGTCGATGGTTCGCAGCGGCATGATCGGCGAGATCGACCGCTTCACGGTCTATGTGTCGAACAACCTGCCGCGTATTGCCGCCAACGGTACCCTCTGGATTTCCGGCGACGGCACCCAGAGCACCACGGTTGCAACCACCAACGCCAACAAGCGTCGCGTCCTGATCGCCGGCCACAAGTCTGCCATCACCTTCGCCTCGCAGTTCACCAAGACCGAAACCGTGCGCAACCCGTCCGACTTCGGCGATCTGGTGCGCGGCCTGCAGGTCTACGGCATGAAGGTTGTCAAACCCGAGTCGCTGGCTATCGCCGTCGTCTACTAAGCACCGGGGGCTTCGGCCCCCTGCTTCACCATTTCAGGAGAAAACATCATGGCAGGTTCCAAAATTCAACAAATGGCCTACGCAGGCGCTGACTTTTGCAAGGGCACCATTACCGCGCTAGCCGGCGGCGCTGCGCCCACGCTCGAAGCTAACACCGCCTCTGGCCGGTTCAATACCGTCACCGTCTGCGCCACTACCGGGGACAGCCTCATCCTCCCCGCGGGTATGGGCCAAGGCGCAGAAATCACCATCGTCAACAATGTCGCCACAGTCACGGTCGACATTTACCCGCCGACCGGCGGCACCATCAATGGTGGTACGGCCACTACTGGGCAGCGTGGTGTTGCTACCCAGACGGGAGCCACCTTCGTTTGCGTTTCAACCGATGGTCTGACGTGGATTGCTGATAACACCATCGCCGCAGTATCGTAACCTGCAGTACAATAGCGGGGAGCTTCGGCTCCCCGTTTTAACAACTGGAGAACAAAATGGCTTGGACGTATGGCGAAGTGATGGCGGCGCTCGGCGATGAGGCCCAACCGGTCCCCGGCGGTATTCTCGTGTATCGCGGCAAGCACATCATGGTCGGACTGTGTCATGGTGGCGGCGGATTTGACGTCACCCCTGAAGGACACGAAATTCTGTCCGCCTTTGAAGAGCCCGTTCCGGCTCCGCGGCAGCTCAAGGCAAAGGCAAAGGCCAAGAACGCCGAGCTGGACGCGGTGGACTTAGACGGCTGACACATGCACTTGCTCGTCACGAACGGGGCAATTTACGCCGACAACCTGAAACTCTGCTTCTGCGAGGCCGGAAATGGACGCCCAAATCTACCGCATGGACGATATGAGGTCACGGCGCAGTTCAGCCATGTCCACGGGCGAATCCTCCCCGACGCAATCGGCCTCGGATGGATTGGCGCTTCTCCTGAGTGCGACATCGTTTTGGGTGGAGTACGGGGTCGCAATGGCGTCATTCCATCACCGTCTGCTCTTGTCCGGCTGCTCGCGCTGATCGAGGCGAAAGAGGACATGGGAACGACTATCACGCTTGAGGTGCAGAAGTGATGCTGCTTCCCGACTGGAAACGGATTGCCAAGAAAGCCTGGAGCTTCAGGCTGATGGCCGTGGCCGCTTTCTTCGCCGGCTGCGAAGCGATCCTGCCGTTCGTCGATGACGTGCTCGCCCCGCGCCCGATGGCTTTCGTGGCATTCATCGTGGTGGTTGGCGCGATGCTCACCCGCCTGCTGACCCAAAGGAACCTTGACGAATGACCTCACGATATGGTTCGCGCAAATTCATCCTGGCCCTGCTGGTCCTGGCGGCGGCCACCGCCTTGCGTGCCTTCGGCCTGATCGACGGCGGCATGTGGGTCACGGTGGCCTCGCTTGACCTGACGCTTTACCTTGGCGCGAACGTGGCGCAGAAGGCGACGGCGAAAAATGCAGCCGAGAACTAAGCGCCTCTCTGCTGTAGCGGCTATCGCCACGGCCATCGCCATCCCGGCTGAAGGCTTGCGCCAGTTCGCCTACTACGATCCGCCTGGAATTTTAACGACCTGTTTTGGACATACCGGGCCGGACGTGGTGATTGGAAAGAAGTATTCCCTTGAAGAGTGCAAGGCGCTGCTCACTGAAGACATGATGGAGGCCGTCAATGCGGTTGAAAAGTGTCACCCGAACCTTCCGGAAAACGTCCATGCAGCGTTTGCGGATGCGGTCTTTAACCTTGGTCCGACCGTGGCGTGCAACTCCACAGCATCCCGCTATCTATCTGCCGGCGATATTGAGGCGGCGTGTAAGCAGCTTCCGCGCTGGAACAAGGCAACGGTTGCCGGCGTCCTCGTCCCGCTTCCGGGCCTGACCAAGCGGCGCAACGCGGAGATGGCGCTATGCCTTTCGGCCTCGTAATGTCCCCGACCGTCATCGCCGCGCTGGTCGCCCTGGTGCTGCAAGCGGCGACGCTCGGGTGGGGCTTCGTGCAGAGCAATCGCGCCGACGCCTACAAGGGCAAGCTGGAAACCTGCAACGCGACCCATGCCGCCTTTGTAATGCAAACGGAAGCCGTGGGCCGGATCGCTGCGGCCAAAGCCAAGGCAACCGAAGAGGCCAACCGGAGAACTGCTGATGAAACCGCTCAAGGATGGGCTGCTGCCCTTGCTGTCGTTCGTGCTGATTACGCTAAACGGTTGCGCGCCGCTGCCGCCGCAAGTGCCGGTGGCGGTGGAGTGTCCGCCCCTGCCGCAACTGGACCGACGCCTGCTGGACCCGACGCCGACGCAATACCTCCTCCCGCCAGAGTTGCGTCGGACTGCGCCGAAACAACCGTAACGGCAAACTTCCTTCAGTCCTACATCGAACAAATCGAGGCTACCCATGAATGAAGTTCGCCGCGCCGGCCTGGAACAACTCGCCATGACCATTGAAGCTGCAATGAGCCAGCTTACCGTGCTGCTCGATGCCGAGCGCGCCGACGTTCAGGACATGCCGGATAACATCGAAGACTCGGATTTCGGCGAGCGCGTAGCGAAGCGTCCGATGTTCGAGCTTGCCGCATCGCGCGTGCTGCTGCTGGAAGCGGTCGAACACATTTCAAAAGCCATTTCCAAGGAATAAAGCATGATTGACCACGTATTCGACAACATGCCGTGGCTGGCAAAGCTCAACGCCAACATGAGAGAGCACATATACCAGTTTGCGATGTTCGGGGTCACGCAGCAGCTTCAAGTCGACATGAAAGCGGTTGTCTCCATGCTCGTCGTCGGCGCGGTGTCGGCATTCGGTGGGGCGTACATCAACAGCGAGCGCACCGCCGTCGAGTTGAAACAGTACGCAGCGGCTCAAATCGAGTTCCGCAAAGAAGTCCGCGACTTCTTCCGTGAGAACGCCGTCGAGACGCGCTCGGTCAACGACCGGCTAACGCGTCAGGAAATCCTGTTGCAATCGCACATCGCATCGGCCATTGACTCGGCGCTGAACATGAAGCAGAACAGCGATATGAGCGGCATGAGCGGCAACGGAAACAGGAACGGGAGAAAGTAATGGCAGAAAAGGAAATCCTGATCCAGAAGGGAAAAACATTTTCCCTGGTCGTGAGATGGGAAACCGAGCCGATTGTCCGCAAGGCGATTACGGCGGTATCTCTCGCTACTGGCGCCCCACGGCTCACGGTAACGTCGCACGGCGCTCCGGACGGATGGCGCGGTACGCCGTACGCTGTCGAAGGCATGAAGCAACTGAACGACATTGGCTATCAGTCCATGACCGTTATCGACGCCAACACAATCGAGTTCAATTCGGTCACGCCGGTTGATGACAACGGTCGGTCCTGGTCGGCCTATACCTCTGGCGGCTTCCTGATGTTCTACACCCCGAAAAGCCTTTCCGGCTACACAGCCAGGATGGACATCAAGGACAAGATCGGCGGCACCGTATGGGCGTCGTCAGAAGTTGCGGATACGCCTTTCGACATCATTGACCTTGTAGTTGATGACGCTACAAAGACCATCACCCTGACGATTTCAGCCACAGACACCGCTGCGCTCACGGCCAAGAAGGGTGTAGCTGACCTTGAGCTTGTTTCTTCTGGCGGTGTTGTGACGAAACTCAAGCTGACGCAAGGCGAACAAGACGAACCCGATGCCGTCCGAGTGGCCGGCGAAGTAACGACTTAACCCAAGGAGCAACCCCATGAGCCTTTCCAACACCACCGAAAATGCTACCTTGAAGTTGCACCTTCAGGGTACTGACCCGTCCTATCGCGCAGGCGCTACGCAGTATTTGGCACTCTTTACTGCCGACCCAGGCGAGGCGGCGTCGCTTGCTGCTGAAGCGGATTACACGGGATACGCACGCGTCGCGCTTACCAAGTCGAGCGCATGGACTGATGGCGGTTCGTCCTTTACGAATGCCGCGCTGATTCAGTTCGGCGCTTGTACCGCAGGAACAAACGCGATCACGCACTTTGCCGTGGTCGATACGGCCTCTGGCGCGGTAGCGCAGATGATTTCTGGTGCGCTATCGGCAACGCTGAACGTATCTGCTGGCATTCAGCCGCAGTTCGCGGCTTCTGCGCTGACCGTCACGGCGGACTGATTCTTGTGGCCGGATTCCGCAACGTCAAAGCGTGGGCATCTGCACCTGATTTGGGTAGATACCACGTAACGACATTTCGCAAACAGGTAGCGTCTTCTGCGACGGTCGCCAACGACTTCATAGATTACACCTACTTCGCTGGAAACCCGCCTGCGAACTTCTACGCATCTGCGCCGCTAGTTGCTTCGCCTGTAGAGGATATTCGCGGTATCCATGTGCCAAATGTTTCTCCGATGAAGCAGTTCGTCAAGAGCATTACGGTAATGTCGGCGGCGGCGTCGGCTACGGGGACTACAAACCAGAATCAGAGAATGGTTCTGTGCGACTACCTGCTCTATTACCCGTTTATCGATACGGACGCGGTGGGCGAATTGCAGGAAATGATTCAGACGGCAGCACTGACGCGGTACACCTCCGGCCAAGGCGTGATGATGATGGCCGTATCGCAGTCGGCTTCGTCGGCGGTTGGAACTTTCACCGTCAGCTATACCAACCAAGACGGGACTGCGGGCCGCACCAGCGACGTGACCTATACCAAGGTGGTGTCTGGGGGCGGGACGCTTGTTTCATCCACGAACAATGCAGTGACTGGCTCGCAGCCGTTCATTCAGTTACAGGCCGGTGATACCGGAGTGCGCTCTATTCAGTCCGTCACGTTCTCTGCTGCTGGCGGCGGGCTGATGGCACTCGTTCTGGTTAAGCCCTTGATGCACTTTGTCAGCACGCAGGAATGCCGGCGCACCACATCCGGAAACCTCGAAAGCTACGGGGCGGCGTCGCAGGTTGAAAGCATCATTCACTGCCCACCCGCTGAACTTATTGATGGCCGGGTTCTAGGCATTGTTTCGCGAGGCGGCGCGGGAACGCTTGCCTCCTCAATTCTTACGGGCGTTCTCGAAACGCATTGGAGCTAACATGGGCTGGACTTCTGCTGATGACCTGACGAACCAAATCACGACGAATGGAAAACTCGAATCCATTGTCTATCAGAAAACCTCTGTAGCCGTTGGGCAGGCGGGCCATTGGCAACACCTGTTGAACTCTAGTGGTTCGATTCCTGCGGCGACGTTCGGCGGAACGGAGGCGACTTTTACGGCTACGGACAACACTTGGACCGAGGGCGCTATCCCAATCGGCGACCAGACTTCGCCGGCGACCAAACACATTCTGTCGATGGGCGCTTCCGTTGTCGCAGCGGCTGGCGCGCCGTGGTTTGTTCTACCGATTGACCTTGTAGGTTACGCCAAGCTGACGACCACGAACGTATCCTCCACCGGCACCAAGGCCATCACGATGACGCCGATCAGCAACACGGCGGCGAACGTCGACCGTTACGCCAACGGTGAAGGGTTGCGCCTGTTCATTGCGTCCTATTCGGCAATGGGCGCCAATGCGCCGACCATGCAGGTCACTTACACCAACAGCGCTGGCACTACCGGCAAGGTCACGACCGCAGGCTGCGTCTCAACCGCCTCTGCAACTTCTGGAACGATCCTGAACTCTGGCAATGCCGCGAACAAGTACGGCCCGTTCCTTCCGCTTGCGGCCGGCGATACTGGCGTCAAGGATATTGAGTCCGTGATCTGGGGCGGCACTGCTCACGCCTCTGGTTCCGTCTTTGTCGGGCTGTGCAAGCCGCTTTCCATGCCGATCCCTGTTCCAGCAACAGGCCTGTACAACATTCTGGATTTCGTCAATACCCTGCCGAGCTTCCCGAAATTGCGCAACGGCGCAAACGTCACGTTCCTCGTGTTCGGTACTGGTGCGACGACCGCAGCAGCAACGGTGTATGCAAACTTTGACTATGGGTTTGGTGGCTGATTATGGGCTTGTTGCAAAACGGATACCGGCACATGCTGAAAGGCAAACTGTTCGGCGCTACGGCGCTTGATGGGGCCAACCCGTCCGTTCTGCTGAATCGTTTCAACCAAGCCGCGCCGATCAGGAACCAGTTTGTCGGTGATGGGATTGGCAGCAACTTTGCCGCAAAGCCTTCTGGTCATCTGCACCCGTCCGCATGGATGATGCCGCAGAAGTCCGGGGATATGTCTTCGCGGAACGAGGCAGAGATTACGTTCTCCACTTCGGCTATCGGCGTGATGGGCTTCCCCATTGTCGGCAGTGCTGCGTTTTCGTTTTCCGTGCCTGATGCAGACATTCTCCCGGTCGATGACACTTCGCCGGTACGAACCGCATCGGCCTCGCTCTCTATCAACTTCCTCGATGCAACGGGCCAGCTTATTTCTTCTGGCTCCGGTTCTGCAAGCATGGAGATTTCCACCAATACGCCCTTGCTCACGGCGTCGATCAGCGGCGACGGTTCTACCTCGTTTTCGGTAACGACGAACAACCCCGTACTCGGCGCAGAAGCAAGTGCGGTCGGGTCTGCAACCCTGTCGTTTTCTATCGCGGGATCAATACTACCGGCTGACGATACGCCGCCGGCCCGTACTGGCTCTGCGGTAATCACGATTTCTGGCGGGCTGACGCCTTACGCGATTGGCAACATGATCGGCACAACCGACGTGGTTACTGAACTGACAACGGAGGCCATTGCCGCAGCCGTGTGGAACGCCATTGCTGCGTCGTTCAATGACGCCGGAACGATGGGCAATAAGCTCAATACGGCGTCTTCTGGTGGTGTCGATATGGATGCCCTGGCGCAAACGGTTTGGGAGTATGCGCTACGCTCGATGCCGTCTGCCGAGCGTTCGGCTGTGGCCGACGCTGTTTGGGCCAAGGAGCTTCCATGAATACCGGAGAGCAACTCGTCTCTTTGTCCGGGCTGCCAACCGGCAGCGCCATGGCGCACCTTCTGGCGATCCAGACCGGAACCGGTACTGGCGATTCGTTCTTCAGCGGAACCGTGCGCGTGGTCACGTCGCAACCTGAAATCTTCGTGCAGCGCAAGTCGATCCGTGCTTCCGTCGAGAAGGAGCCGTCCGCACCGCGAGTATCTGCGCCAAAGAAGAAGGCGACCAGAACCAACGCGGCCTACGTGTTTGCACCACAAAACACCGCTTACAGCTTCACCCAACCCGAAGAAGTCTTTGTGCTTATCCGCAGTAGCAAAGAAACCGTTGTTCAGACCGCAATCAATTCCGTGGTAGCGCAACGCAAGAAAACCTGATTCATAAGGAGAATCATCATGGCAACCGTCCGCTACGCAACCACCCTCAAGAACTCCATGCTCACCCCGATCCGCGACGCAATCGACGCCGGGGCCGGTGCAGGTACGCTCAAGGTCTATACCTCGCCGATGGCCACCCTGCCGTCCGACGCGATCACCACCCAGACCCTGCTCGGTACGCTTACCTTCTCCGATCCGTCTGGCGCTACCCCTTCGGGCGGTGTGTTCACTGCTTCGGCGGTCACTCAGGATTCTTCTGCTGACGCTACCGGAACTGCTGCTTGGGCGCGGATTCAGGACAGCACCGGAACCGTCGTCATGGACTTGGACATCACTGTCTCTGGCGGTGGCGGCGCGATGCAGATGAACTCTACCTCCGTCGTCATTGGTGGCCCGATCCTGATCTCGGCGATGACCGTCACCCTGTAAGGAGGCGGTATGGCCTTCAAGCTATTTGACCGGGTACAGGAAACAGCGTCGACCACCGGGACGGGTGACTTCACGCTCTCCGGTGCGATCCCCGGGTTCAAGACGTTCGCCAGCCGGTACAGTACCGGGGACACCCTCTACTACGTCATTCAGGACGTTGATACTTCCGGTGCGCCTGATGGCGATTGGGAGGTTGGGCTAGGCACGTACTCTGCTGCGAACACGCTGACGCGAACCACCGTCCTTTCATCCAGCAACTCGGATGCATTGGTAAGTTTCGCGTCTGGTGAAAAGTATGTCTCAGTAACGATGACGGCGCTTCAGGGAGCGTCGATCCGAGAGCGAGTCACTACGAGCAGGACATACTACGTCCGCACCGATGGGAGCGACAGCAACAATGGTTCGGCAAATACTTCTGGTGGTGCTTTCTTGACTATCCAGAAGGCGATTGACGTAGTGCTTTCAACCCTAGATATAGCCAGTGGTGTAACGGTTACTGTGAAGGTTGGAGATGGAACATACACAGGAGCCGTAGTTGTTGGTAGCCATGTCGGTAGCGGAAGTCTCGTTATCGATGGCAACACGACGACGCCAGCAAATTGCATCATCAGCACGACCTCTGCAACCGCTATATCAACGTCAAAAGCGAATTGCGCGATAAAAGGCTTTAAGATTCAGACTACAACCTCCGGATATGGATTTATTATCTCCGACTGGTCGAGTATAGTCTTGTCCAATATTAACTTTGGCGCATGCCTTTCCGGCCACATCGCTGCAACAACATGGTCAGTAGTTAATATAAACACGGCGTACACAATCAGCGGAGCCGCGCCGGTCCATTATTTCGTTATCAGCGGCGCACGCATGACATGTGCAAGTCAGACTGTCACTATTACAGGAACGCCAGCGTTTTCGACGGCGTATTTACTCCAAAGTTCTGGTAGTACCTGCTATCTAGTGTCGACAACGTACTCCGGATCAGCAACCGGAAAACGCTACGATGTAACGCAAAATTCGATTGCTGATACTGGTGGAGCCACGCTTCCGGGAGGAACTGTCGGGACGACCGCAACTGGCGGACAGTACCTCTAAATGTACGGCGCAAGCGCATACGGCGTAACACCCTACGGGTCCGGAGAATCGTTCGGAACTGGTGAGTCTTACTATGCAACGGTAACGGCAACAGTCGAGCCTGTCGTAAGCGCGTCCAGCACGATTGGCGTCGCATGCTCTGTCGATATACAGATTCAACCTGTTGTCAATGTCGGTGCAGACGCTACCACCCGCGACGCCGTTGTCTCGTTCCGTCCTGATGCTGTTATCAGCGTCACAGCCACGCAGCCGGCGCACGGAGTCATTACGGCAACTGTTTCACCGGTAGTTTCGGCAACTGGGCGTGGCCACATCATTGGTGCGGTCGACGTAACAGTTAGGCCAGCCGTCAGCCTCACGTCGATCAACTCGTCAACACTGTCCGCAGCAATTACAGTACGCCCCGGCGTAACCATCACTGGCGGACAGCCGAACATCGGGACCGTCTCCACGACAGTTTCACCATCCGTCGCAGTTGTCGGAGAACAGCTAAAGACGGGGCGCATCAGCGCAACTGTTCAGGCCGTGTTCTCGGCTACAGGAAAGGTCGGTATCGCCGGTTCGGTGGCGGGTACGTTGCGGCCCTCCGTGGCTATCTCCGGTGCTGGCGGAAGAAGCGCATCGGTTGCGGATACGTTGTATCCAGTGTTTTCTGCCACAGGGGGGATCGGCGTTACCGGGCAAATTGGCGCAACGGTTCTTCCTTCGGTGTCGGCATCTGGCGGCGTTCTTTCAATACTGACCGGAGTAGTCGACAGCTTCGTGGTTCCGTCTGTCAGTATACGCGGGCAACACGGTGCGGCGGTTGATGTTTCCGACGTGGTGTACGTTGGAAGCAAGACCAACCAAGTGTGGGCTAGAACATGAGCAAAGACGATTTCGACCACCTGACAATCATGCGGGTCCGTACCGGGCCGAGCCAAGGCGACTCGACCGAGCGGCAGATGCTAGACGCGATCAACGACACAGGGGGTTTTCGTACCCGGATAATGATTCACCCTGATGGTTCGCAGACACGCATGAAGACTAAGTGCGGAATGCCCGAGTTCATTACGGACGAAGTGGTTCAGGATGAAGAAACCTGTACGCTCAAGCTCGACAACGGAGTCGTCGATCTGCTTTCCGCAAGTTTTCTTGGAACGATTGCTGGCGATCAAGATGACGGAATACTGTACCGCACAAATTACGTCAGCCAGCATATCGCGGCAAGTGAGGCAGAGACTATCGCCGGCCCTACAGACGGTGCGATTCACCCTCCAGAAGCAATTGGGGCTTCCCCCGACGATGCTTTGGCCGCAGCGTCATTCAAGTATCTTGGTGACTACCCGTTCGGAACAAGTGCCTACGACAAGAAGCGCAAGTCTGTTTTGTGTCCTCCATCCATCTTCACAGGGAAGATGCGGCAGTACATGCAGGCGCTTTACGGTCGGCACGATCAGGCAGAGATACTTCGCCTTCCGGACGCAACGCCGCTTGACGGCCCGTGCATCTACTTCGATTCGACAAAGACTTTCGGCGACGAAAGCGACCCTATGGGTGCCGCTGTAAAGTTCGACACCAACTGCGGAATATACACAGACCCAGTGACGTGCAAGCACTACTTGATTTCGGTCGCTGGTGAAGTGACCAAGATTTACCGGATGTTGGCGACCACCTGTGCGGAGAAGCTGCGCAAGAAACTCAAGGACGTCGCCGTTCCACTGGGGACGAAGGTTCGCATCGAAACGTACATCCTGTCGCAGTCACGCCCTGACACGAACCCTGACCAGATCGTGACGCTCGAAAGCCCGAATCTCCCGCATTTCCAGATGGGGTACGGATGGCACTTCAACTACAACGGGTCGGCATGCGACATGGTGGTGACGGAGTACGTCTATCCCGGAGAAAACGTCTCGACGCACTATCGGCTTAACTTCACGTTCTTCGCTGAAAGCGGGTACTGGACGCTCACCCCGGTTGTCGTAGAGGGTCCGACCACTTGGAAAAACTACCGCCACCAGCACGTTATCGCATACCCGCACTGGAGCTACACAGGGCTTCAGAAATTCGGCGTAAATAGCAGCGTTCAGCCGCACGGAGACGCCCCGTTCTACGCATTCTATGTACGGTCAAGTTTCGACGACTTGTCGACGGGCGGGCTTTCTTTAGCGATGGGCAGCGAACTTCGGGTGTCGAGGTACTCCGCAGTAGAGTCTGTTGTTCCAAGAGGCGCAGACCGCACACCTGCGTACATGAACCCCGGAACCTTGTACGTGTTCGGGAGCGACGCTGCCGACTATCGAACATGGGGGCAGCACTACCGCAACACGTACACGATTGTTTGCGGGGATGCCAGCGTGTCCGTCAAGGACGAAGTCTTCACGAAAAACTGTGCGGTGCACGGGTCAGCGACGGCAGACTGGACTTGGGGAGACACAGGAGGGTTCTACACCGGGACGTCTGAAGCGCCCGCTTACTACTCAGTTCCGACAGGGCAAGGGGTGCCAGAGAATTGCACGTACGGCACCATCTATGACTATTGGGAGGGGACGGTCACGGTATGCGCCCAAGTAGAAGGGCAGAGTAATGCTGGTCCGTACGAACAGGCGACTGGGTATGTGGACCGGGCAAATCTTCTAGGGTACTCGATGTTGAACACGCCGTCGTCTACGTGGACCGACGAGGCATTCACATCAGCGGAAAACTACAGCGCAAAACTTATTGTAACGGTGCCATTTGACGACGCTGAAGCGCTCTACATGCTTGCGGCGCAGGAGCATAGTGCACTAGAGACTGGACACGCAAGAGCAATGTCTGGCGGCTCGTTCTTTCGATCACACGCTGTGCGCCCGTACTTTAACGGGCCGTGGACAATCATCGCTGCTGACGCCCGCCTCGGCGCATGGGGTGCCGGTGCTTATTCAGAAGGTGCCGTTACCTTTGCCGACAGAGTAGCGTCCTACGCACCCCAGAACACGTACTACATGGTGGGAAACTACGGCACTAAGCCCTCTGTGTCTGTACCGACGCCAGCGGCGTTTTATGATCCGACAGATGAGATTGTCCCCGTCGTTGTTTCGCACAAGTCATCCGCCGTTGGGGTGGCGGCGCATAGCGATGACTTCGGTATAGACGAAGGGATGACAACTGTTGATCTTGATGGAAAACCATTTACATTTGTAGGATGGGCATAACATGAAAACACAACCTTCTGGTCCGTGGTTGGGGATCAACAACCGCCTGCCTGACTTCGCCCTATCCATCCGAGACAAGGGCGACTGGCTGCGCGATGCGGTGAATGTCGACATCGACAACGCGGGCAGGGTGCGCCGGCGTGCTGCTGCTACTCTGGTTCAGGCCATGACGAACGCTGACTCGCTCTACATGACGAGTGCGACGGCTGGATACCTGCGCCGTGGGACGGCGATCTACGCGATCACCATGCCAACCTACTCCGAGACGCTGTTCAAGGTTCTGAGCGCCGACGCGCCGCTGAGTTGGGCCGAGTTCAACGGCGTCTTGTACTACTCGAACGGCACGGACTCAGGACGTATTGAAGGCGGTGTCTTTTATCCGTGGGGGCTGGCAACGCCGAACGCACCTACCTGTGCGAACATCGCCGGCACGCTCTATGCCGGGACGTACCAAGTCGGCGTCAGCTACTACAACAACGTGACCGGCGAAGAGGGCGGTATTTCGGCCTCCAGCAACCCGTCGCTCTCCGCTGATGGCGGCATCCGCATCACCCTACCCGGTGCTTCGCCGGGGGCTACTCACGTCAATGTGTATTTCTCGACGGTGAATGGCTCCATCCCGATGTGGATTGGCCAGTACGCGATTGGCTCCGGAGTCGTTGATATTTCCACCGAACCGACGCGCCTGCG